ATGTATAAAATTACTAGTAGAATCACAACTTACTTTATTATAAATATCATCAAATGGAATTATGTATTCATCTGTAGCAGCGTCTCGGATTGCATAATATGCAGTACTAGGTAAACGTTTAATTGTTTCTATAGGAAATTTATTAGTTGGAGATTTTCTCGGAAATTTATCTCGAGCATATATACGAATTTTAGTTATTTCTGTATCTTTATAAGTAGGTTTTAATTTACAATATGATATATATGAATCTAAATTAATTTCATTTAAACTACTAGTATATTCAGAATTATCAAAATACATTACTATTTTTGGTACATATATAGTATCAGTCTCTCTGCTAAAAAAACGTATTATACCTTCTTGATCATTAGATTCACCTGTTTCAGAAAACTTTAATAAAAATCCATTATTATGAATAGATTGACCTCCGCTACCACTAATCCATAGTTTTATAGCATCAGTTACATCCATATTAATATCAGATACCCTATATGAAAAAGATTCATTTTGTTCTAAACCAGGCTGATGAAAAAATGATTGATTAAAAAATGATAAATTAAACGTGCCACTTCCACTTTGATACAACCAACTTCCTCCAGAACCAGACCCAGATACATATAATGATGAACTATTTACTCGTATTTCTTGACTACTAGATATCCATTGTGTGCCGTCTACACTAATTGACTGCGATGTATATGTTTGTGAATCCATAGACCACGTTGCTGCAGGCTCTGTCCATGTTGCTCCATCTGTTTTAACAGGATTACTAGATAATAAACCAGTACCATTAATCCATGGTTGTGCTATTATATTAGCATCTATAGTATAATCAGCTGAAAGTGCACTAGCATTTGCAGTGAATAATTGCAACATAAATTTACATGAATTTAAATCTATAGAATATTTAGATAACGTATTTGTTACGTCAGTCATGTTAAATTTAATAGCAGATCTAGATTTTTTTAATGCTTCTCCAGTATCCCAAGGACGTTTACCTACTTCTAATACGCCATCTAATCCAGTATTTACTAATGAGTCATGTTCGTAAAAAGTAGCATCACTTTCTGCATATAAAATTTTAAACATAATATTCCTTATTATCCCAATGTAACTTTATACCATGCACTAGCACTTCCGAAATATAAATCTCCACTAGACGAAACAGCCAATTGGCCGTTAATAACACTAGGTAAAGACGATCCAGTATTAAAAGTTAATGTATTTGCAACATATGAAGCAGTAATTGCTGTAGTTGCAAAAGAAGCTGATGTTGCCGTAGTTGCCGTAGTTGCAGATGATACAATTCCATCTACATTAGATCCAGAAACATAAGATGCAGTAGATGATAAAGTAGCAAATGATGATGTTCCAGTTAAATTACCCGTAATATTACCAGTTATACTTCCTGTAATATATGATGCGGAAAGTGCAGAACTTACATTTAATGATCCAGAAATACTCAATCCGTGATTAGTAGAAGATCCAGAAACAACAATTGTTTCTGCGGTTGCTCCAGTTAATACATCATACACGTCAGACACAAAACTTGCTGATATTAACCCTCCTGAAGTTAATTGAGCCCGATTTGTTGATAAAATGCCCATAATTTTCCTTTTTTTTTTATAAATATAGAATTAGTAAGATACTACGCGGCCTCTTATGTCACTATTTGGAAATTTAACTTCAAATATGCTAGGATCTAATGATGGATAAATAATTCCATTTTTAGTAGCAGTAGGTAAATCATATGTATTTCCAGAATAACCATCATCAGAATCAAATAAATTTAATATATTAGTATTAATAACATTTTGAACGCCTTTTATATTAGCTATAGTATTTACTATTTCTGATTTTATAATTGGTTGATTAATTTGCCAACGGTCATTATCAAAATATTTTTTAAGTTCTGCAATACATCTTAATAATACTTCATTACTGTTAAAGTTGCTAAGTACAGAAATTTCAAAATCAATACCAATATTAATAATAAAAGCGTCTTTAATATTAACAGCGTCTGTTAACATGCGGTATGTGCTTAAATATGTTTTTAAATTTTCTTTAATTGCATTGTTAAGTGCAACTAATTGATTTGAAGAATTATATCCTAATACATACATGTTTAATGCTAACGGATTTGCAATTCGCGATTCAATTAGATCTTGCTGTGTAATCTGATCATCGGGGACAATATATGATTTTGCAATACTTCCAAATTTGGCCGGCATCGAATATGCTCTAATTATATAATCTTGTCTAGTAACCAATCGATTTTGAGTTGCAAAGTTAGCCATTGCATTATTTTTAATTTCTCGAATTGTATCAGATTTTTTAGCTCCAGCGGCTGCTTCTGGATTTGTAATTGCTAATGATGTTTTAATAAAATTAACTATTCCTGCATTATTAGTACTATTAATATTATCATTATATTCTATAGACTGTATCTTAGTAAGAGTTGCAGCTTTTACATTATCTTTTAATCCATTTCCAACAGTATATGTTACAGTTAATGTAGTATTTGCAGGCGCTTGACCATATGTTCCTGTATTTAATATATTTGATGGATCTATGTCTACATCTAAATTACGCCGAATTCCAGCTAATCCATTACCAACATTAGTTGGATTTGGAATAATCTCTATATCGGCATTATCTGAAATACCTGATCCAAATTGTAATTCCATTTTACCATCTGTGCGCATTCTTTTTATAAATCTTTTAGCTGTCTTTTTTAATTTTAATAAATTCGGAGCTTCTGATCTATAAACAGATAAATCTGGATCATTTTCGGCAATATTTGGTATTGTTTCAAATATTGTATCTTGTGCTAAATATGGAACTTCATACCAATTATCCCCATCTGATTCTTTAATAGATACTATATCTATAATATTTGAATTATTAATTACAATTTTATCATATGCAATAGGAGAATTAAATACAAACTCTTGAGTTTTTATTTCTCCAGAAACAGCTTTTGATTTCTTTTTTAAAAGATAATATAATGGTAAATTAGTAGTATTATCAGTTTCATATATAGTTACTTCAGTTGTATCAGCTGATGAAGAATAATGAAAATCTATATTATCTAATGTACGAAATACAGAATTTCCATTATGTTGTTTTACTGACATTCCTGGTTTTATTGATAAAGCATACTTATAATCAGGCCTGACATTATCACCAGTACCAATTGATGGTACTAATTGAAATATATCGAGTTCTACATGAGCTGGAATTCTATTTTTTGGAATATAACCTAAATTTCTAGCTAAATTAAAAACATTACCTCGTTCAGATGCATGCTCTAATAATGATTCTTTTAAATTAGAATCCATATAAAAACTTAATACATCTCCTACATATGAAGCCATTTCGATAAATAAATTGCCCGGTGATGCATCACTGAAATCTGTATAGGAATTTGGGAAATATTGTTTACTAAAATCAATTAAATTTTTTCTAAATTCGCTAAAATCTTTTCCTAAATAAGTTACATCTTTTTTCATATCTTAATTTATTATGTAGTTGTTATTCCTGTTTGGTCAATTGTAATATTCATAGTTTGTGCTCCTGGTATATTATCAGCACTAAATGAAATATTAATATAAAGAGTATGATTATTGTCATCAAAATTTGTTACTATATCAATTATTTTAATATAAGTAGCCCACTCGTCGACAGCATCATTTATTATATCTGAAACATTCATTTTGAGGTCGCCTTCTACATGCGTATTATTTGAAAAAATTAATTTTAATAAATCACTTCCAAAGGTTGATTGATATATTTCTCCCTTCTGGGTTAATAATAAATGTTTTAAATTTTCATATGCTTGTTTTACTGTTGTTACATTAGTACTAAACCCCCCATTGCCTTGTTGAAACGTAAGAGATGTTCCTAAGATTACATCTTCTGTAGCATTATTATTATTACCTGTAAAGAAATAACCCATTATTTACCTTTCTTTTTATCTATTGCTTTCATTAACTGAGAATAGTCTTTTGTCATCACTCTAGCTATCGTATCAGTAACTTGCATAGATTTTCCCGTCTCTGGATCTTCCATTACGGAAGGAACTTGATTTTGACGCATCATTCCAAAACCCACTGCATCT